CCTTTGTTATAAACCGATAATCCCCGGCCCCTATCTTCACCCAGATTTCAGCATAGTCCCAGAATGGATATGAGGTTACCGGAGGAGGGTCGAAGTCAACCTTCCACCGGGTGAAACTTCTGTCTCGATAATAATAAACCTCTTCCTCTTTGGTCACATTGATAACCGGCTGCACCGCTGCGGAGGGGCTTAGAAGGTCTGTGATAAATAATTCCTGATCGTCTATATCGTAGTCGTCGTTGTAAAGTGCATCGTCTTCTTGTAATAAATTCAGAGCGACATTCCCATCCATCATTATCTGACTGGATTCTACCCTGTATAACGGCTTTGTCGCGCTTGTCCAGCCTGGCATCCGGTGTGTAATTTCTACCAGATCCATCGGCTCCAGGGACATAGCTTTGTTCCCCGCCATCAGGCCAACGATATTCCCCCACCTTGCCCGCTCCAGATAATAGTAGGACATCGGGATAACCTTCGTGAGGGAGTCTAAGCCTAATAATTCGATTGATTGTTCCCGGTAATCGCCTTCTGTATCATAAGCGTCGTCGTCTTGGAATACCTTTTCGTCCTGCGTGTAATTCTTATCAGCGGAAAAGAATGTCGCCTTGATCGCGTTAGGCCGTGAGAAGAGTGTGGAAGATGGAGAGATTTCTATTGTACTTTCGCTCCCGGTCTGGATGATGTCGTCTTCCGTAAGCTGCATAACTACCGATTCTTCCCGAGTGTCACGGAACTTTAGCTTGAATTTGTTCTCTGAATATATGATTTCACTGCGCCCGTTCGCCAGTAGAGATGCAATATTGTCTTCTATGGATCGATTACTTGATACGGGCATATTGCAGTTCCACCCGTATGTCGTGTAGTAATCAGCGGCATCACGGAAAGAAGGTAAATCAATACGAGTAGGATCAAGGCCCTTCCCACCCCGTGTGCTTGGGCGTGTCAAAAGATCATAAACACAATAGGCCAGATTATCGGTATAGATCTCCGGCATAGAATCGTAATCACTCTCTGTTGTAAAATCCTTAACCTTGCTACCCTCGAGTATTGCTGTGATATCAGGGATTGATGAAAATTTATCTCGATCATATTCAAATCGGCAATACATATATGCCGTGTATCTCTGGCAATCTGTCCATTCCGGATAAGCTGTGTTGAGTGTCGCACAGACGTTCTGTGTTGGGGTGCCGGTAAAAAACTCATAATAGAAATTGTCCTTATAATCCGAGTCTGTGTATATCACCCCATCCAGAAAGATTTGATCAACACCAGTATCCTGATAAATCCCATTCACTGGCCCTTCACTTAATCCCAAAATCAAATGTAAATACTTGTTGTTCGTTCCTGTCGTCGTCGCAAAAACCTGATTCCCGCCGACCCTTCCCTTACCATAAAGGATCCTGATTATCTCTGCTGTCGATCTGGTATTGACAAGCCTACCGGCATCCTCTTGATCTCCAAATGTGGGCGCCTTTTTACCAGCGATACTAATCGATTGGGCGAGCGAGAAGGCAACCATAGTCCATCCGATGAACTGCCATACCGTCATTGCGGCCAGATAAGCGCCTACTGCTGGCATATCAGCCTCCTCGCTATGACAGGGACAAAGACATCTCCCAAAATATACGTCTGGACACCGTCTTGTTGAGACGCAGCCAAGGCTTTATTGGCTCCGATATAGAGTGCGGGGAATTTAGTTGATGATTTATATTGCACGACTATAAGATCCCCTTTCTTGAGACTTTTGACATCGGCTTCCTCGCCTATGGTTTCAAATAATTCCACCATAACCCGTATCATGCCTTCTGGGTCTTTCTCCCAATCCTCCATGTACGTTTCAAGACTATATTCTTTGTATTTATCAGGCACTTCGATCCCGGCATCGGTATAAAAATCATGGACAAATTGAAGACAGTTGTATTCTTCAAATGGCGCCCCTATATATTTTCGTGTTAAGATCCCAAAGTTTTTCAAGTTGTTTTTCCCCAGTATATCTGTTTTTCCATGAGATCGGGAAGCCACCTAAACCCGCTGAAATTATCGGTGTTGCCCAGAGCCGCGCACCGGGCATATCCCTGATCACACCATGTCTCTGCACCTGTATATCCACATTCAATACTTTTAAAAGGCCACCTGCAAGCGGACTGATATTTACGTAGGGTCTTTTTATTCCACAGTACAAACTCGTTCACCAATGTTATCGACGCTTTAGGCTCTGTCAGTTTCCAAGTCGATACCAGGCCCTCAAAGACTTTGAATGTCTGGTCAATGATTTGATTATCAGAGTCAAAAAACCCAACCTTTAGTGTGCCCCATTTGTTCATTATGTCCTCGTTCAAAAATACAGCGGACATTTGTAGATCAACATTCCCTATCTCAATTTCAACTTTATCAACTGAGGATTTAGCACTGTAACTTACCGACGAAATCGAAAAGGGCATTGTTTCAAATTTATTGCTTTCGTACCCTTGTTCGAGTATCAACTGATCACCGCTTTCCGTTACGAGTAAATCACCGGCTTCCGTCGTCAATCTGAACCCACTCTCAACTCCCCAAAGATCAACATCGCAGTCGGTGTACCGGAGTGTCGTGTTAAAATCCAGCTCCAGAAACCAGAACATTTTCCCCTCTTCGGATTCAAGAGCAGCTTCGATCATTGATGATAAATCTCTCATGCGGGAGCCAATCCTTTCAATTTAATCCCATAAGAATAAATTTGCTCAATGAATGTTTCCCGGGGCAGTTTATCTTCCGCAAACCTTGCCCGGATTCTCAAATATCCAGTGAAGTCTGCTATGATAATCGTCCCCTCGGTAGGTGCTGTGTCGTATTCTACCCGGTCACTGCTCGATGTCCCCCCGCCAACCAGGATAGTAGTATCGGCGGTCACATCCACACCGTCGGAATAGATGGTATGAGAAGTGGTAGTCCGTCCAGGGATATCAAATACCACTGTGCTCCCATCCGCAGTCCCGCAGTACTGGACTTTGTGGTTGAATTTGTGTTCTAAAAACAAAGTGAAGTCGTAAATATAGAAGGCTTCCTGCGCCCCGTTACGGGCCATGTAAAACTCCCACAGCGTCCGCACATCCGCAACCTCAAGCGTGTCATAGGCTAGAGCGACATTGTATTTCGGGTAGAGTTGCTTGCTTCTGCGCTGTTCACCCCCGCCATCAAAAGGACTTATCAATGTGTTAAATTCCGGCTCTACTGTTAGAGATTGTGTGTCAATTTCTGGAAAAGTAGCCATTATATAGTGCCTCTGATTGTATCAAGTAACCCTGTGCGACCCTCCAGGGCATCGTTTATCACGGTTACAATCGACCCAGGATTCCGTTTGACAACATCAGCAAAGGATTTAGAGTCAATCGCATTAATAACTATTGTTGTCCCCCCGCCCTCGCCGCTTGAGACTACCCCAAGATCACCAGAGCTTGTGCGTTTCAAAGGCATAACAGCTTCAGGACCAGCCTCACCCATCAACCCCGCACCTTGCGCCATCGGGAAAACTGTAGGTAGAGAAACAACTCCGCCTTTGGCAAAGGGTAGGAGATTGCCACCCTCTAAGACTCCACCCTGAGCCATACCAAAGGCAGTCGTCCCACCAACACCAACATGAGAAGGACCTGACACACCGCCTCCCAGTGCAGACCCAACGGCTTTCAATGCAATTCCAAACCACCCACTCCCGCCATCTTCCCCGAACATCTTCTCAATAGCATATTTCTGGATCATCATCTGAGTGACCATCTTCGCAAATGATTCGGCAATAGATTCAAAGGTTGTCTCCGATCCCCACAACATGTCATTCAGGGTCGAGGAGAAGGAGTTGCCCCAGCCTGCGAAGGCATCATCCATTACGCTGGATTTGTCCTCGACTGTATCAGCTATTCCTTCCAACTCACCTTTCGCTTGTTCCAACGCTCTGTTGTATGTTTCTTGAGATATCGCCCCAGCCTTCAGGAGCGTATCGAGTGTTCCGACTGCTTCGGCATATTGTTCTGTAGGGGTCAATAGGGATTCGGTAAGAGATATCCCCTCCTCTACTAACTTATTGTCCTTGGTTTTGACCGCGATCGTTTCAAGAATAGCCTCAGCTAGTTTGAGCTGCTCAGGAGTCGCACCCTGCATCTTGAGGTGATACAGGGTAACCTCTTTTGAGGCCATCCCGAAGGTGTCACGCT